AAATAGCCGATGAGGTTATGGATAGTTTGGATGATAAAACTTTGAGCGTGTCAGGTTACAATCATATGAAGTGTGTACGTGAATTTGTCTCAAGCCCTATATACGATTCAGAGACTGGCATATTCCAAATAAATCTACGCTATCGTTTGTGGCTATCTAAGGGATAGCATTACTTTTCTTTCCAATGCCCCTAGATTTTGATTACAGGGGCTTACAAATACGTTAGAACATAATCAGGAGGTAACATAATGGCACATACTTTTGGCGGCAATGGTTACGTTGATACTGGTAGTGCGGTATCGGGAATCAAGTCATGGACATTAGATTATAATTCCGATGCTCTAGAGACTACTGACTTCGCAGATGCGGGAGTAAAATCCTACATCATAGGCGGGTCTGGATGGTCGGGAACTTTTGAGGGTTATAAAGACGGTGCGCCTCAGACTTTAGCAGGCTCTAGTGTAACTTTGAGTCTGTATGAAGATAATACCTATCTATGGACTGGGACGGCATTTATAACTGGTATTCATGCCACCACCTCAGCAGATGGGATTGTTTCTTACAGCTACGATTTTACAGGAACTGGCGCACTTACTCCACCCGTAGGATAATATAGGAGGATAATATGGCACACTTAGCAGGTAAAAGTGGGAACGTATATTTGGCAACCACTATAATTGACGATTGCGAAGATGACTGGGTGGACGGCACTCATGGCACTGCCGCCCTAACCAATTCAGACTATAAGACAGGAACGGGAGCGGTAGCGATAACGGGGTCAGGAGTTCAGGCTGGTGATATTCTAGCTTATGAAGCTATCGCCGCAGGAGCTACTAACTACTCCTCTTTCTCCCATGTTCTTTGTTGGGCGAAGTGTACTGCGTCGGTATCTGCTGCCGATTTAAGGTTAGCACTAGATGATACTGACGCTTGTGCTTCCCCTGAAACTCTACTTGACTTCCCTGCACTTACGGCGAATGTGTGGAAGTATTGCCACCTTACTGAAGTCGGAACTGACCCGATGAGTGACTCAACTGCGGCTGCTTATGTAGGTTTAGAGTGGAACGCTAACGCCCAAGACAAGGTTGTTACATTAGACGATATACGAGCCGCTAAGAATGTAGCCGGTATTAATACATGGTCTTTAGATTACACGAGTGATGCTTTAGAGACTACAGACTTTGCAGATGCAGGAGTTAAGAGTTATATCATCGGGGCTTCTGGTTGGAGTGGTTCATTTTCTGGATATAAAGACGGTGCGCCTCTTTCAATGGGGTCAATCTATGGAATAGAACTAGCGGAAAGTGCAACTGGCACTCAGATGTGGTTAGGAGATATCATCATTACAGGGGTTAGCCCCTCAGTAGATAGTGCTGGGATAGTTTCGTACAGTTATACATTCCAGGGAACTAATTCTTTGACTGCTTCTTCAACTTAGTGCAACGCATTGCACAATCTATTTTCGCCACCTGCATTTACCAAATTTAGGCGTTTTATAACATTGATTTTCTTTATCTAGGAATATACAATCTTTAACCAGATTTGAACATTTTTTATGTTTCATACTCTCCCTCAAAATTGTAAGGGCAATCTTCACATTCATTCTCGCCTTCACATTTTATAGCTGATTCCGTATCTATACCAATTTTATGTGCTAGTTCCAGGCACTTTTTTAGGTTCTCGCAATATTCCTTAATATCCATCTTAACCATCCTATAGTAAATGCGAATATCTGGATTTACGAACCTTTAGCCATTCAGGAAAGTAATCAGCGTATAATGCGTCATACGCTTCCATCGGTGAAATAGTACCTTGTTCAACTGCGTCCGCCAAATGAATCATACAAGTTTTATAATATAATCCATAGTTACTATCAGCTTCCGATGCTTGTTTCATACACCTATCGTAAACTTGAGGGTGTTTAGGCCATTCAGGATTTTTATATTCTGTATTCATACTTAAATAATAACACACTAAAAGGATAATGTCAAGTGTTAGACTTAACATCTCAAATAGCAACCTTAAACCAGAATGGTAAACAAGTCGGCGGTTTATATGATTCTGAAATCCGTGTAATCCTTCAATATTCTACTAAAGACGGCATGAAGGACTATAAACCGCTTAAACGTATTACCTCTTTGTCTTATTGGTTGCTAGAGCCTGTTCAAGATAATGAATTTGATGCTGAGTTCTTTACTATCCAAAGCAATCAATTAGTTTTAATAGACGCTGGCAAAGTTAAAATAGACTTCCCCGATTTAGTAACTTTAGACAAACGATTGTATGCACCTATAAATGTTCAGTGGATAAGTGATAATGAAAGATAGTATAATCCCACCCATTGAATATCAAATATATCTAGCTCGCAAATTAGGGTGGTCATTATCAGATATAGGTAAAATCCATGACCCAAAAGCATTTTATACTATTCTAAATGAAGTATATTTTCAGGAGTCTCAAGACGAGTATCGCAAGATGCACTCCGTAGCTTCAATACTAGCAGCGATTTATAATACCATCCCTCAGAAGCCAGGGCACAAAGCACTTACCGCTAAAGACTTTCTATCCGGTGATATGCCTACAAGGGAAGGCAAAAGACCAGATTCTAATATAGATATACTAGCTAAACAGAAAGGGATTATTTTACCGAGTAAATAAGGGGCAACCAAACACACTCAAAGCAAAATGATATAAACTGCTGCATTTCCTCTGACTTGTTTTTGAATGGATTATTATAACCAGTAGCATCGTCAATCATCTTTTCAATGGGCGCACGTTTATCCTTAAAACTCAGGGTAGTATTAGATAAACGATTAAACTGTTTTACAAGTTCATCATTTTGGCAACATTCAATTAAACAATCTCGGAAGTCCATACTTAAATAATAACACACTTTAAATAAAAAGTCAATAGGAGTAAACAATGGAGAATGAAGTCAATATCTTAGCTGAAGCAAAACCAAAGTCAATCACTTTATCAGATGGTAAGGAATACAAACTCCCGCCAATAGACATGACAACTCTGGCAAACATAGAAAAGACTATGGGGTTTGGTTTGGGTAGACTACAGACTAAACTAGAAAATGAAACAATGACCACTATGAGAAGTCTAATCTATGCTCTGTTAAAAGAGGAACAGCCTAATCTGGATATAGACAAAGTAGGAAGGTTAATCACTCTAAGGGAAATGTCTGCAATATCATCTACTATTAGCGAAATAATGGCTATGTCATAAATCTAAGGAGGTCATTATGCCTGAACGCACAGACCACGATTTAATCACAGAGATGCACACTGTCTTATTAGGCACTAATGGGCATCCGGGAATATGCGAGCAAGTAAAACAGAATACAAAGTCTATTAATAAACTTTGGATTGCAATTATAATCATCGCCTCTAGTATCGGAGGCGGAGCTTATGGAATAGTTAAATTATTGATGGGAAGTTAAATGGCAGATACGCTTGTTGAACTCGTAGCTAAAATTAGCGCAGATTCATCTGAATTAAAGAGAGCTTTAGCAGATGCTGATAGTAGTATTAATAAAACTGGCGGTACTATTAGCAAGCAAACAGCGTCTTGGCAGTCTCAATTTACAGCCGTTGGTAAATCAATGGCAGTAATGGGGGCAGCTATTACCGCCGCTTTCGGATTTTCAACTAAAGCCGCTGTGGATTTTGAAGATGCTTTTGCAGGTGTAAGAAAAACCGTTGACGCGTCAGACGAACAATTCACAATATTAAGCCAAGGAATACGTGATTTAACTAAAGAATTACCGCTAACATCTACAGAAATAGCTGGTATAGCTGAAGCTGCTGGACAGTTGGGTATTAAAACTGAAAGTATACTGGGTTTTTCTGAAGTAATGGCACAGTTGGGAATGACAACTAATCTTGCCAGTCAAGACGCTGCTGTTGCGCTTGCTAGATTTGCCAACATTACTCAGATGTCTCAAGATGAGTTTGGCAGGCTTGGTGCAGTTATTGTTGATTTAGGTAATAACTTTGCTACAACGGAAGCTGAAATTGTCGATATGGCGATGAGACTAGCAGGTGCTGGTAATACAGTAGGTATGACCGAGCCTCAAATTATGGCTATTTCAGCAGCATTATCTTCAGTTGGTATAAATGCAGAATTAGGTGGTACTGCATTTGCTAGAGTAATGTTAGAGATGAATTCAGCAGTAGCATCTGGTGGCGAATCCTTAGAGGCTTGGGCTAAAGTTGCAGGAACTTCAACTGAAGATTTCGCTAAAAGTTTCAAGGACGATGCGGCTAATGCAGTAATGACTTTAATTGCAGGTGTCGGGAAATTACAAGATGAGGGGGCGGACGTTACTGGAGTATTAGAAAAATTAGGGTTGGGTGGTATTAGAATAACTGATGCTTTACTACGTGCCGCAGGTGCTGGCGATTTATTCACAGATGCACAAAAATTAGCTAACAAAGCGTGGGGTGAAAACACAGCACTAACTAACGAGGCATCTAAAAGACTGGAGACCGCTGCATCAAGAATGTCAATATTGAAAAATATAATCTCCGATTTGGGTATTACAATCGGTGACTTCTTTATACCATTATTAAAGTCAATAGTAGATTCCGTTATGCCAATCATAGATAATATACAAGTATGGATAAACGAAAATCCAGAACTTGCTAAAACAATCGGCACTATAGTAGCTGTCGTTGGAGGGTTAATGTTAGTTTTGGGCCCGCTAATGATGATGTTGCCAGGATTAGCAACTTTATTCACTGCATTATCGGGCCCGATAGGTCTGATAGTTTTGGCTATTACGGCACTAATTGCAATCGGGACTTTACTTGTTATGAATTGGGAAACGATAAAATCAAAAACAATAGAAATATGGGATAACATAACGGGATTTTTTAAGAAAACTTGGGCTACCATAGTGGGTTTCTTTAAGGATAATTGGGATAAAATACTCGCTATCTTATTCCCCGCCGTTGGGCTACCAATCTTGATTGCTCGCAATTGGGGAGTGATAACAGATATAGTATCTGATATTTGGGATAACGTAGTTAATGGGATTAAATCAGCTTGGGATAATGTAGTCAATTTTGTTCTTTCGGGCGTGAATTGGTTAATAGATAGAGTTAATGATGTAATAAATTTAATCAATAGTATCCCCTTTGTTAATATTGGTGAGGTTAGTCACGTTGGTAATTCCGAGCCGATTAAGGGCTATGCGTCTGGAGGTGTTGTTTCAGGCGCAATCGGGCAACCGCAACTAGCAATAGTACACGGTGGTGAGACTGTTATTCCCGCCAATGAATCAATGGGTAATATTCAAGTTAATTTTACCGAACCTGTATTCTTTGACCGTGAAGATACTATGAATAGATTTGTAGATAAGATTAGAAAGGGAATCCAGAGGCAAGACAGGCTTCGCTTTGGCGGGGCTTATTCGGGGGGTTAAAGTGTGGCAACAGCTACTTATGAAGTTTGGGCAGACTGGTTTCAATATCACGAGGAAGGTAAGGAGCTTATTAATGTTTCTGTAACTAAAGCACTTGCCGCCACTGGAGACTATGCCATTGAAGATGTCCTTTCTGAAGATGCCGCCAATGGAACAGCTTGGACATTCTCAAACGTAGTCAAAGCTAATGGATGCTCAGGTGAGATAACCAAAGCTCAAGCTATTTGTGAGACCACAGGATTAACACCTAGACTTACTCTTTACTTATTCAAATCTACGCCTACGTCTCAGTTGAATGACAACTCTGCTAACACTGCTGTCTTACACGCTGATAAGGCTAATTACATCGGGAAGATAGATTTCAATGCTATGGAAGATTTGGGCGGTGATTCTGAAACTATCGCCACGCCGTCAACCTACGGAAACCTACCTTTAGCTTTTACGTGTGCTTCTGATGCTAATGACCTCTACGGAATCCTAGTAACCAGAGACGCTATCACGGGCGAGTCTGCGGGTATGGGTATGACAATCAATCTCACTAGTGAGCAGTCATATCTAGGTGAGCAGATACCAGACGTAAAAGATATTCAATTCTCAAGAGGCAAATCAGACGAGTTAGGTAAAGCCGAAGTAGGTTATCTATCCATAACGGTTAATAACGATTCTGGTAATTATACTCCATCTCTTACAACCGGAGATTACTACGGCTATTTGAAACCTAAAAGAGTTATAGGAGTTAGAGCTTACGACTCTGATTATAACTACCAATTATTCTACGGCTATATAGAGGAAATAGTCCCTCATCCGCATTGGCAAGAACAAGATTGTGTTATCACCGCTGTTGATGGTATTGATTTCCTATCACGTCACGATATGGCAACGGCTCTTTATAAGGATACTAAAACAGGAGCAATACACGATTATATCTTAACTGATGCCGGATGGAATACTCTAGCCGTATTAGATGATGGACAAGACTCCATTCCTTACTGGTACGGTCAAGATGTTAAGGCTAGATTCGCTCAAGAGGAGATTGATGATACCGAACAAGGCTTCTCTTATATAGACGGATTCGGATATTTCAACTTTGAAGATAGATACCACAGGTCAAGAGAAGAAGGACAAACATCACAAGCTACCTTCGATAATACAATGAACCAAGCGGATTATTCACTTAATCCCAAAAATATTTACAATATAATTAAGGTTACAGTCACCCCGTGGGAATTACAATCAGAAGCGGAATTATGGCGGTTAGATGAAACACCCAGTATCCCCATAGGTTTGACTTCAACTTGGTGGGGTGAATCACAATACTTTGTAGATGCTTGGGTGACCCCCGCCTCGACCACTGATTATACTGCCAATTCACAATCTGATGGTGGTGGTACTGATATGACCTCGGATATATCAATTACGACTACCAAGTTCGCAAAGACAATTAAATTAGAGATTACCAACAACGGGACAGTCCCTGCCTATATCACATTGTTGAAAGCTCGTGGAACTTATTATGATGACCTAACGAAAGTGACACGTAAGGCAGAAGATTCAACCTCACAAGACGATTATCAGAAACGGACTCTAGCAGTTAACGGTAAATATTTAGATGATACTACCGTTGCTCAAAGTTACGCCGATTATGCTCTAAGTAAATTCAAAGAACCGAGAGGGGAATTATCAATTTCTGTAATAAATCAAGATTCGGCAACTTTAGCCGATATTCTTAACCTTGAAATATCTGATAGAATATCTATTGCTAATGATGAATTGGGGATAGCGTCAATAGATATGGGAAATGAGGCGATTAATCGGTCTGGTTTTGTTTATCCTACTATCACTTTTATTGATAATGCTAATCCCGCAAACTACACGGGTACACTTACATCCATCCAAGTATGGGCTACTACCAATTTGACAGGGTTAAGGGTAGGTACTTTCTACAATGTGTCTGGTACTACTTATAAATGTCGTGATAGTGAAACCATAGGCTCTGTAACTGCAGGGTCATTACAGACATTTACAGTAGATATAGATGTTGTTGCAGGTGATTATATAGGATGCTATTTTGCATCTGGTTGGTTAGAAGCATCGGATACGCTCACATCAACTTTATATTATAAAGTGGGTGAATATATTGACCCTAATGATTCTGCAACTTTTTCAACTACTGGCAATAATGGTATTAGTCTATACGCAACAGGACAAGGTTACCAGAATTTCTTTATTGATTATATGCAACACAATATCTCAACAGGGGGAACATTACATACTGTAAAGTATCAATTAGCAGATTGTATTAATGAGGACTTTTGGTGTCTCGGCTTTTCGGCACTAGCTTCCACAAGTATACAGGGTCAAACTAAATTAGGATATTAAAATGGGGGTGATAAAATGGCTTGGACTGCACCTCGTGATTGGTCAGCCGGTGAAATCGTTACTGAAAGTATGATGGACGAACAAGTTAAAAATAATCTTCGTTACCTCAAAGGGTTAGACGGCGTTCCTACCATAGAATCAGGTTTAACGATAGATAATACAGATGGCGATGAACGTCTTTTACTTCCTCTATTATCAACTGCTGAATGTTCTACTGTCTTAAATGCCGAAGGGGAAACAGCCTTTGACGAACAGACTCATAGAGCTAAGTACTATAACGGTACAGCAATAGGCTCTGTGGTCACTACGATTGATGTAGATGACACTCCTGTTGATGGTGCTGATACTGACCCTGTTTCCAGTAACTGGGCGTACGACCACGTAGCCGCCGCCGACCCTCATCCTGGTTATCAAAAGGAATCTCTATTAACAACTGCTGGAGACATAGCCTATGCAACTGGAGCTAGTACTTGGGCTAGATTACCAATAGGCACAGCAGGGCAAAGATTAAGAGTGAACGTAGGCGCAACCGCTCCTGAATGGGCAGTAACGGGGCAAACACAAGAGTTCTTTGTACCATTTCAATTAGGAACTGGCGGAACGGATTTAGGTTATCAATACTCACTAGATTCTGGTGGTGATTCGGTTTCTGCTCGCTTCCGTATTCCTGCTGATTTTACAGCACTAACATACGTTAAAGTCATTATGTATATTTCAGGAACTGGAACTTTTGACTGGACAGTGGCAACGGCTTGGGGCGCATCCGGAGAGGTTTTTAATGTTGGGAGTGATTCGGCAACAGCCGATGCTCAAGCGGGTACTAATACGTTAATCTTAGAACTTGACATAAGCGCAGCCTATACGGGAATAGCCGCAGGTGATAATATTTTAACAACTTTTACACTTGATGCGCTAGATACTATATCAGCATTATACGTTATGGGATTCAATGTTAAATACACTTAGAGGATAGTGTATGAATAAACAAGATAAGAACATTGAAAAAGCTATTAAGCGCATCGTAAAACGAAAGCGCAAAGAAATGAAAAGGGGCTACAAAACGTAGCCCCTTTTTTGTTCATTATTCAGTTTTATTGTTGAGATTCTCCCTCCTTCTTTCTAAAATAGAATTGAGCAATAAGCGTTTCTATGGCTATTGTCGCTCCTATCACCCCCTCTGGAATGTTTATTAATTGAATCCCCTGTAAAATCCACATAACAGGGAAAACAATCACCGCCATAAATATAGCCAGCCAGTCTCTAAAGTTTTTGATTTTCATTCCACTCTCCTATATATTCTAAGTGTTCTGACCGTTCTAAATTCACACAGTAGGGATATTCAGTATCACTTATAATCTTATGCCCTAGACAATAAGTCATATAGATAACCCATTCTTGACAGTTATAAGTGTGATTCTTGATAACCGGGATAACGATTTTGAGGTAGTGTTTAAGTAGAAACCAGATTCCAGTTAATATGTTTACTCTCATATCATAGAGTTTATCACCGTACCACGAATGGTAAGACACGAGCTTGTATGTTTCAGGTTCGTGTCTTATATTTTTTATCCTGTATATGTACGCCTTAGGATAGACTAACCTTGATACAGATGTTCCTTTATTGAGGCTTTCAGATGTTATATATCCGTCTTTGTCTTGACCGATTATCATTCCCCAATGGAACGTATTAGCTTTTAGTATCTTACAGATTAACTTAGCAAATCCAGAAGGGGGAATCCCGAATAAATCTCCGTTATGAATCTCCATCAATCCACTCCCCCCAAGTCTTAGCATTCAGGATTTCATCTGCTAACCCATATGCAATAGCCTCGTCGGGCTCCATCCAATAGTCTCTATCAATGTCATTTAAGATTTCAGATTCACTTTTTGTTGCGCCATTTTCAATTAGAATCTCAACGATTTTATTCCTGTATTTCTCCATCTGTTTGTGTTGAATATCCCAATCTCTAGCGTCACCTCCCATTTGTCCAGCAGGTAAGTGTAACATAACTTTAGCGTGTGGTGACAAATACCTCTTATGCCCAGCCGCTAGAATAATAGCCGCCGCTGAAGCGCAATAATCGCCTATCGTTATAATCGGAGACTTGATTCGTTTCATAACATCGTAGAATAGAAAGGTAGTATCCAAGTCACCGCCAGCAGATGTAATAAATAGTTTAATCGGGTCGTTTGATAGCGTATCCAAAGCTCCTAATAATTGTCTAGGCGAAGAATCTCCAGTAATCACACCGTCTAAGTATAGAATACGGTGGCATTGGGTCATATGTTCCTTGTAGTTTACTATTTGCGTTTCGTCAACTAGAACATCTCGGTCATTTAATTTAGTTGTTCGTGGATATAACACTTACTTTATCCCCCCATATTATTTGTAGTTATCGCCACTCGTAATTGCGATTTTCTTTTATTGAGAAAGCATTCCAAAGTTCATTTTGGTACTCTTTGTCGATAGCATCCCTCTTGGACTGGTACTCTTTGTAGATAGCATCCCACTTGGGCTGGTACTCTTTGTAGATAGCATCCCTCTTGGACTGGTACTCTTTGTAGATAGCATCCCACTTGGACTGGTACTCTTTGTAGATAGCATCCCTCTTGGACTGGTACTCTTTGTCGATAGCATCCCACTTGGGCTGGTACTCTTTGTAGATAGCATCCCACTTGGACTTGACGAGCAAACTAAAAGGAAATATAAACCCATGCATTTTACCAACTTTCAGGGCATCAATAATTTCTGGGGGGAAATTCTTCGGATTTGAGAAATCAGTACATTCTCGTTCTTTTCCGCCCTTGAATAACACAACCTCATTACCATCGTGGTTGCCATAGTACCACCTAATAGCACCGTGACCCTTTAGGTCTTCTGCCAAACCACAATACTTTTGTAGTTCCTTCCCACGTTTTGTATTGTAGATGTCCTCACCCGTGAGAAATAAAACCTCACCATTCTTTTCAATCCAACTTACAAAATCACACATTTTAGTTTCTCCTGTCTCTTAAATCCTTCTTACTTACTATCTTAGAGGATTTTTCACCGTTTGTCAAGTACTTATTTTAACTTTCAATGTGTCTTCTTCCCATATACGAATACCACTAATACCCTTGATTCCCGCCCTAACAAGTTTACCGATTGCGACTTCATCAACCTTGAGATATTCAATCGGAACTTTAGTTATATCTTCAACTTCAAATTTTCTAACTTTCATTGTTCCTATACTTCCAGTATCAGCAATAACATTTTTAGGAGCTTCAACAACTTCAACTAGATTGACCGATTCTTTGATTTCACCATTATTCAAGGCAGCCTCTTTTTGTGCGGCTTCCATACGTAAACGATTTATTTCTTCCTGCTCACGTTGTTTACGCACCTGTTCCTGCATATAAGCAGATACCTTTTGGCGTGTTATCATATCAGCTTGTTCAATCGGTATCATTAATGTTTTATATGTATCATTCACAAATTTAGTATGTTCTTGAAATGGTGCAAGATAATCCTTACGTTTTGATTCCATTGCTTTCTTAAGTTTAGCGATGAGAGATAAATCATTAGTAGCATTTTTAGTATCTTCTGCTGTTGCGATAATTCTTGTTTCTGCGTATTGTTGTAATTTTTGTGCTTCCTCATAGAAGTGCATAACTTCGAGGTCTTGTCTGGGATTGATTGTAACTAAATTTGTATTCTCCACTATCTACTCCTTAATTCTTTAATACTTTTGATACATCCTCGTGGGATGGAAAGCCCTTCAATAACCATTTCAGAGTCACTTTTACCCATTACTAATGTTATCATATCGGGTAAATCCTCATATAGAAAACCAACACATTCACATAAAGCTACTTCACCTTCAAAGGCTTGAGAATCATACCAGCCGTGCATTACTTTACTATCTAACCATTCTACGATTACTTTTCTCAAGTCTATCCTCCGCTAGTTTTTTCATTACCGTTAAAGTTTCTTCTGCCCAATCATCCAGTTTCATATAAGGACATTTGCCATCTCGTCCTATCGCCTTACAGGATGAGCATTCAAACATACTTTGTGTTATCGGACATACGCCTTCTTTCATAATCTTATTATACCACTTTGCGATATGTCTGTCAAACTTAATCCAGTCCTAGCGGAGAACTCTTGAAACAATATCCTTCTTGAGGTATAGTCTAGGTTGTATTCTCTGGCACACGCTCCGCATAAAAGGTATCTACCCCACTCGTCATACTCGTCAAATAACATTCCGCCACAGTGAGAGCATTTAGTCATCATAATCCTCCTCATAAAATATCGGTAATCCTAAATTACGAGCTACCGCTAACTCTGTTAATGTGCCAGTGGATTGATAATAATTTGATAGTAGATAGATAGCGTCACAGCGTTTCAATATTTCTATCATACCGTTTAACCAGACATCATCGGGACATTCATCTTGATAGTTTTGAGTCATAGCGTGTGGACAAATTACTACATATCCCAGCTTCCATAATCTCAATGCGGCGCTCTCGGCTTTCCTTACATTCTGCATTATACCCCATTGTGTAGCCGCCCTGAAAGCTCCTGCGATATAGACAATCTTAATAGGATTATCATCATCTCTTACCAGTAGTGGTCTTGTTCCCCTTGTTTCAGTTTCAATCGTCATTCAGTTGCCCTCTCCTTTGGTTCATTTAATATATGGATTGGTTTATCATCGCCCCTGACAATTTGCCCAAAGTTCTCCGTAACTTTCATACACTCGTCAATGGCAGAATCCACGTAAGGGTCAAGCCCATAACATCTAAAGACATTCAAAATTGCGATATATTGTCCTCTAGTTTGAAAGAGTAATTTCCTATATTGTTCTTCAGGTAGTTTAACATATTTCATACTACAACCTTGACCGCTTGACGTGCTTTATCAGGATACGTTTCCCACAGTTCAGAATATGGGGTCAATAATTGAATCAATGGAGTAGTCAAATCGCTAGGGGGGAATCCACCCATTTCGGCATATCCGCCCCAACGAAGATAGGCATTTGTTTTGATTAACATTTCTCTCTTAGCAGTAACTTTCCCTGATAGGAATCCTTTATCATCTATCATACCTCGATTGTCTGGCATTAAATAAATATCAGGTGCTACGTTTACTACGTGGTCGTGACTCATAGCATACCAGTCAGCGTGTATCCAGGTTGATACCCTTTCAGCTTTAACGGCTTTAGCTGATTTAGTTCTAGCACCACCGTAACCGTGAGTGATATATGACCAGAAAACAAACGGTTTGCCTTTAGTGCGATTGTTAAAATCACCAAATGACAACTTAAACAACATACCCTCAGCACGATAAGGAATTTCTAATTTACTTGCTATGTCTTGAGTTAGGTCAATTCCTGTTTCATTATAGATTCTAATTTCGTGGTTGCCCTGAGTAGCACCTAGAACTTTGTCTTTAATGGGTTTTAACATTTCAATAACTGCATCACGCTGTTCTTGTGGTGTTAATTTCTGAGTATATACATCACCTTTAGAAGATTTAGTTACCGACTCCAGCAAGTCCCCGTTGAGAAAGCAGTAAACATTATCATTATTTTTTATAAATTCGATAGTTCTTAAAAAGTGTTTTACTGAACAATAAGGATTTCCGAAGTGTAAATCAGAAATGACTAATACTTTTACTTCAGTTAATTCTTTGGACAATATCCGTCCATACCACCGCAACTCATTACTCAAAATAATCTCCAATCTTCAAATTTATAGCATCGTTTACATTGTCGAGTAATTTTATTCCCTTGATAAGGGTGTCTCCCCCATTCAGTCCACTTATGAATCCCCAACCAACAAAGAATTTTCATTTATCAACTCCAATACATCTTTACGACAAATCTCATAAGCAGTAAATTCCTTTGTCCAGTTCTTAATAGGTTCACCATCTTGATAACCATAGGGATTAACTAACTTTTCTACTTTCTCTTTTAACATATCGCAACGCATTGCGCTATCCTTTCATCAATTCCTTAGCTTTTAGTATATAACAATTCTTAATGTTTGTCAAGTCTATTTCCGAGAATTTTTTTATCTCAGTTGCTTTGTCCTCCAGAGCTACATCAGTTCCCTCCCCATAAAGTTTAATAAGCTGTCTACGATATTCTAAAAGATTACCATTGAGGTATCGGTTACAGTACCTACATTGTAAGTGGACATTCTGCTCATCAAACAATACTGAGTTATATCTTCGAGAAACAAAATGTCCTGCATCTGAAAATCCAATGTTCAAAAGTTTTCCACAAGTGATACATTTACCGTTTGTCAGAGTACCAGTAGTTTTCAAACAATCCCTCAACCTTATATATTTTGAAAAAGCTACCCAAGCATTAAGTTTTAAAGTTCTTTTGGATGGTTGCTTAATGCGCCTTACTTTCCCTGCCCTAGTCAATGTACTACTTTTACCCTTAGACCGCCTAGATTTCGATTGTAGTGCGTCACAGCCTTGTTTAATCATTGTTTCTTACCTGCTTTTTCTAAACACTTACTGCATAACCAAAATAATCCGCTTTTATCTTTAACAAGAGATAAGGTTTTATGTTCTGTTTGGCATTTGTCACATTTCATTTCCCCCCCTTTTTATTAGCGAGATATTCTTTAGTCCGTTTCTGATGTTCAGCAGATTTAATATGTCCTCTCCAATAGTCTACGGGACATT